AACGAAATCTTTAAGCTCGGCTGGGCGAGCAAACGTAACAGCATCGCTACTTTTAAGTAACTCACCCGCTCCCCGAGTCACTGTAGCTGCCGCTGACATGTTAGATGCACCGTCATCGTGGAAATGCCATTGGAATGGGTCGCTGGTAATAGTCGCAAGAGCCTGTATGTCAGAGGACCCTGCTTGATCCATCACCGCATCCGCAGTGCCTTCGGCTACACCATCAAATATAGGGTACGTACCAAAGCGTGTCGCAAACGGCGTAGCTGTAAACACCGCGGGAGCAGACATCGTAGATTTAATAGTCTGCCTGTTATGTCCTGTGGCGTTAGTCACCGTCGCGTTTGCTACAGATGCACTTGCTACGTAGACGGTCACGACAGGATCTGACGCTAGCGTTGCTGGTGCTGACAAGTTTAGGACATCGCGGAAGATGTACTTAATCCCCGCAAAAAACTTCGCTGAGGCTTTAGGCTTAGAAGCTATGGCACGCTTGAAGTTTATTGTCGGCTGCATCGAGGCAGTACACGGCGCATACCACCCATCAGGCTTAAGAATCGCCTGTATGTCCGCAAAGGTCGCTTCGCCCAATATTGTCGGCTTAGCACTACCATCGTGGGTGTATATGCTTTGCCCACTGAGTTTGAGCATACCTTCGGGATAGAAAGTCGCTGTACCTGTAGGGAAAGCCGTAGCGTGGTTGCTCTGAAACTCGTCTATAACTGACGTAGCTTGCGCTGTAGCAGATGCGTGAGAGCGCCACTTGTAGGTTATATCCGGCTGTATAGATGCGCGGGCATTAAAGATGCCGTTAGCGCCGACAGCAAGGATGTACGAAGTAATTTCGGCATCGGCTGAGAAGTTAGCCGTTTCCCACTTCTGGACCCAAGGGGTAGAGACTACGGTAGCTTTAGCCTTAGCCGAGAATGGAACGTTGTGAAACTGCCACGCATAGCTTTCTAAGGTGGCAGTCGAAGGGGCGTTAAAGGTAGTTACATGGACATACGTAATGTCGGCGGTAATCGCAGCAACAGCCGTAATCGCTGCTGCCCCGAATTGGACTATGTTATAGCCAGAGTTTACCGCCGCTTGGTTTACGGCATATCCATTCGCTGCCACTAGTCAGTGCCCCCAACATTATGCAACAGTGATCTGGAGAGCACCCGCTGCAAACGAAAGTACGTCACCCGGCTGTAGCGTCTTCGACGTAGTCAGCGAGGCATGGAATAACAAGTTACCAGAAGTCGAAGCGTCAAACACGCCTACGTGAGTAATGGTAGATGATACGCCGTCACCGTTAGCTGCGAAGTCGAGCTGTGCCGTGTTCTGGGTTACACCGTTAGAAGACGCTGTGAACGTAGCCGCTACACGAACATAGTTTGTGTATGATGCTTCGTTAGCCAGTGCCGTAGTGGTGTCATCCGTAGGATCGGCGGTGAAAAGAGCGACGTATGGCGCTGAACCAGTGTGTGATCCAGAGCGCAAAAATACGTCAACGATTTTGTCTTCAACGTAGTTTGAAAATGCGGACATTACAGTCTCCTAATTAAAAGGTTTGCGCCCTAACACGCAGGGGTACACTTCGGTAATCACGTACTCTTGCATCAGCCACGCATTTGCCAAACATCTGCGAGTACATTACAGACATCCCGTAATCTGTCCAAGCCTTTCCGGGAATAGCTGTTAGTTTTGCTATGGCTCCGTAAGCGATGTCGCGCCCGTGAGTCTCATAGATAAAGTCTTCAATATTCTTAGAACTAAGCGAAGGCTTAAGTACCACTGTACCACGGAAGGTATACGTGCCGTCCGGGGAAGGGTAGAGCCTTACATATTTGTCCTGATATATGGCGTATGCCAAGGGCGTGCCAAGATCTTGCAGGTATTGAGGGCTGACATAACGATCAGACACGCGCTGTGCCGCGTTACCGTTTATCTCAAATACCAATACATCTTCTAAAACTGAGCCTGCTGGGATGTCTAACTCGTAGAGGCTTTCACCGCTAGAAGTAACATCGTCTTCAACATCAACACGCCAAACGTATGTCTCCATACAGAATGTGGCGAGGGCTTCAGCTAGGTGCGTCTCAATAACAACTTCAGGGCACTCGGGTACGTAGGGTTGTACGTACGGGAAAAGCTTATCTAAAGAAGCCATCAGGTCACCTTGCTAGGAATCTTAGGGTCAACAGCCGAATCAGTGGCGTTCTTAGCACTAATCGTAGCCGAGAACGCTTGGAAGTGCCCCGCTGCACGCGCTTGGTTTTCGCCGTACTCAGCATCTTTTGAATAAGCGCGGTACAACATCCAGTCTACGATTGGACCTGCATAGAGGTCGTCGAGAAGAATGACTGTAGGATCGGCGCTGCCGGGGTCAAGCTGTTCCTCTAGCATGGTGTGTTCACCAACAGGAGCGGTATACACCACTTCTAGTTCCGCAGAAGTAGTCGCAGGTGGATATACGAAAAATTCTTTAGGTTGGCGCGGGTCGAACATCCAGTGTTGGACGTTTATAGATCCCGTCTCAGCGTGCCAACCGGGACGTTGATCGTCCAGTATGGCGCGATTAACCATACGTACAACGCGCTTAGAGGAGCCTGACGCGGTGTTTCGTACGACATCGAGCAAACGTAGGCCGTCAGAGAACTGCGCTGTGAGGGACTGTCTGGTACCATCAGCACACACAAAGGTTCCTGTCTTAGCGTTAGCGTCTGGGCGAGCCAGTACGATATTTAGGTAGGCTTCATTGAGCCACTGCTGAAGTTCTAGTCTAGGCCAACGTATCCCACTATCCTGAAGGATATTCTCTACGCGGCTTATAATCTCAATGACCTTAACTGTGGACATCGCCTACCCCTAATTACTCTTCGTCTGTTGGAGCTTCTGCGGGGGTTAATCCAACATCAGCTTTTGGCTTACGCGTACGTTTAGCTTTAGGTGCTTCTGCTAACTTGTCAACCTCAGTTGAACTAGCGAGTTTGCGACCTTCTTCAGTAAGCACGAGTGTGCCGTCAACTCGACGTGCTACAACGATATTTTCGTTGCCGATGCGGACAATACCGCGACCTACAGCGACACAACCATTGTACTTCTCGATAAGTTGCTCAGCGTTCATGGCTATCTCCAGATATGAAAGAAGGGGGCCGAAGCCCCCTAGTTTTCAGCTATTAGGTGTTCTTACCTACGATAGCCGTGACAAGCGCAGTGTCCTTAACAACCTTACGTCCGTAGACGTTCAAGCCGCGTACCAGATCACCGAAGTCGTTCTGGTTGCGCAGAGGCTCAGTCTTAGCGATTGTTGATGCGAACGCACATGCCGCTTTAGTACCAGCAACCATCATACGACGAGCATCGGCAGAAGCTACAGCGCCCGGAGTCAGAGTACCCAGACCGTCGTTCCAGTCTTCACCAGCCGCAGCTTTTGGCAGCAGGTTAGATACGTAGACAGTGAAGCGATCCAACATACCGATCTTACCAGTACGGATCACAGAAGACTGATCACCCGTAAAGTAAGCCTGAGCGATGTTAGTGCCCATCAGGATGTTGCGATCACGTGGAGACATAATCAACCAACGACCATCTTCTGGTACGTTCTGCTCGTCCAGTGCAGCCGACATACCTAGGATAGTGTCGAGAAGCAGAGATGCCGTAGTGTCAACGTCAACACAAGCCGTGTCAGTACCGAAGTTGTAAGCTCCAGAGATCGCACCAGCAGTAGCACCAGTGTTAGCCGCAGCAGCGCCTTCAGTTACGAACCAGTTGTAGAAACACTCGTTCTCGATAGCGATCTTAAGCTGTTTAGCCGCATCTTCTGTGAACATGTCCATCAGAGCCAGATCAGACTGTTGTGCAAGCACATCGTTGGTCTGTACTTGGAAGTACTTAGCCTTGTTGATCTGCATGTCGAGGTAATCAGGTACAGGAGTCTGAGTAGCCAGAGATGTACCAGCACCCGCGTAATCGTTGATGGTGATTGAAGGTGCAGTGCGGATACGGATAGTATCGCCCTGATTCTTCAGTTCGCCTTCCCAAGAAGTGTTAGCAATCTCGGCAAGCATTGTGTTGGCGAAGAACTTAGCATTAAGTTTTTTAGACCACAGTTGTGGGATAAAACCGCCAGAATATGAAGGGGTAGTGTCAAAATCACCAGACCCAACTACAGGAAATACAGCAGCCATGATTGGCCTCCTATCTGTTTAACAAAGTTTTGGTTAATTACCGTACGCGTCCTTCGACATACGCAGCGGTAATTTCAGCTTCAAGTTTAAGTGCGTCATCATAGCGCCCTGAAGTGTTCAACGTGCGAACCTTATCCCATGCACGTTCTGCTTCAGCTTCTGTATACACCTTCTTGCCCGTATCCTTAGGCGTAGGTGTAGCCGTAGCGGTACGACTCGGCGCAACCTGCTTTTCGAGTTCCGCTTGGCGGGTGTCTTCCTTCTTAGCGACAGGCTCCAGCGTCGATTTGAACAACTTCACATAATCCGCCACTGCTTCGGCATCACCCTGTTCAAATGCTTGCTGGGCAAGCGTGCGGCGTGGGCCACGAACAATCGGGTCATGCTCATTGAGCCAAGCGACCCAGCGTGAATCATTATTGATTTGCTGAAAGTCTGGTACGATTTGCTGAAGTTTCTGCTCGAAACTCATTTCACCGTACTGGCCCTGCAATGAGGCTATTGTCTGTTCAAGTTTCGCAATCTTAGTCTCGTACTTAGACGCTACTTCGGTTGCGATTCGACGTTGGACGTCAAGGAGTTCTTCACCAAACTCTTCACGATCCGCATCGGTTACCAGACTGCTTTTAGCTTCTGCTTCAACTTCCTGCTTCTGCTCCATCGCTTGCTTCAGGCTATTAACCTGTCCCATCAAGTCTTTAACTTGTTGGTGTAAACGTGGAACTTCTGCGTCGTACTTACCCCGGAGGGTGTTGTACTTCTGCTTGAAGTCGTCGGCAGTTTCTTCAACAGCCTTAAGTTTTGGCTCTTCTTTAACAGGCTCTTGCGGAGTTTGGTCCTCTACTACTTCATCCACTGTCTCCGCAGGTTCTTCCTCTTTAGGCTCCTTACGGGCTTGCATCTGTTTTTCGAGTTCTTCAATTTCTTTAAGATCTTGTTCGACCTGTTGTGGTAAAGCCATCTTTTCTCCTTGAAGCACCAACTCTGTTACACAGCGCCCGAAGTATGCCGCATTTCATAATGGTGTGCTTCTTACGTTTCCCCGCCTAACGACGGGACTCTACTTTAACTGCGTCATTCACAGCTTTTAGTAAATCATCGAAAGCTTGTGCTCGGCCTTGTAGACGGTGGATTCTCGCCGTTTCGTCTGCGGCTACGAGCTGTGCTTTCGTCTCTTCGAGTTGCAACTGTAATACTTCCAGTAACTTCTCGTATCCCGGTTCCCGCAAACGAGCTAATGCCTTAACGTGCGCGGTTTCCATAGAATTAAGGTTTATCATACGATAATAAATATACCACAGTTTGTATCCTGTCAACATGTTACCTGAACATCAGGCCAACATGTTAGAGAAACATGAGTATTTCTTCAGGAAGGTTTTGTACGGCTTCGGGTTCCCAATACGAATAGTAGGATTTCGCCCGCACGGATATAGGTTTAACGATAACAGTCGGTATCGGCGGCAACCGGGACACACGACTCTGATTTACGTTACGTACTTCAGGCGCATTAGCGTGAGCAGACGGCTTCTTAACCTTAACCTGCGCCTCTATCCGTACAGAGACAGTGGGCGGCATCGCTCCTGTAGTGGGTTCCTCGACACCTACCCGACTGCGTGCCTCGACGCGCTCGTATAGGATGTCGGTCCCTGTAGATATACTTACTACAGGAATAGGGTGTATCAGTGCGACACGTGCAGACGCCCGTATAGAGACGGGTTCGGTCTTAGCTCCACGTATCGGAGTCCATAGGTTGGCGTAGGGGATCGTTTCCTGAGTCGCTGGCCCCCACGAGTTAAGCGGCCCCCACTCATTTAAGATCATGTAAAGACTACCTGCCCGTAACAGATCGCCGCGTTACTCTGCGCAGTTGGCGTATCTGTATAGTCGGATATCAAGATAGTCACGGGGTCACCTTGCGTCAGGCTCGTGCCTGTGAGGTTTACAGTAAGATTCCCCTGCCCATCCGTAGAAAGCCCTGTACCTTGTTTAATGACGCTTGAGGCTGACAAGTCAAAGCCATCGAACACACAGAACGTCAGATCAGTAAGATTCGTACCGCGCTGCACCTTAACAGAGACATTTATCGGGGTAACACCCGCTTGGAACACCGTAACCGTATCAGGAACAAACGTAATCGCCGCAGGGGTCAGAGATACGGTTAGATCTGCACTGACTGATATTGTATCAGGCGTTATCGTAATAGTCTGAGGTGTCAGCGTTACCCGAGTCGCTATCTCTGTGGTCACACCTACGGTGTCAGGAGTAAGTGTAATAGCCTGAGGTGTAAGTGTGACGCGGGTTTCATTCTCTACGAACACAGACATCGTAGCTGGAGTTACAGCTACTGCCTGAGGTGTTAGGGTTAAGCGCGTTTCGCTTTCAGCTAAGATGTTAACTGTAGCTGGAGTTACAGCTACTGACTGACTTGTTAGCGTGACGAACTTATTGATTGGTTGCGTAATAACCAGCGTGTCTGGGCTAGTTATAATACCCTGACTTGTTAGTGTGACGGTTGCAGGCGACGCTTGGAGAATAGAGACCGTATCTGGGGTTACAGAAACAGACTGACTTGTTAGCGTGACGCGTGTTTCGTTTTCTGCGGTAACCGACAACGTACCCGGAGTGAAATCCAGAGCCTGAGGCACTAAAGAAAAGCGATTACCACGGGTAACAGTGAACGTCTCTGGTGCTAGGGAGAGAGACGCGCTAGATAGCGTAACAAACTTGTTAGATAGGGCGCTAACCCCTATCGTGCCCGAAGTAACCGAAACTGACTGACTTGTTAGCGTGACGCGTGTTTCATTCTCAGCGACGACGCCCATCGTACCCGGAGTGAAACTTAACGCTTGTGAAGCCAGTGTAATAAACTTGTTAGATAGGCTCGTAACGCCCATCGTGCCAGCCGCGATATTCACTGACTGACTTGTTAGCGTGACGCGTGTTTCGCTCTCAGCGAACACTCCCATTGTACTCGGCGTGATATTCACCGCCTGAGGCGCTAACGTAACACGGGTCTCGTTCTCCGCTACGACTCCCATTGTGCTCGGCGTAATGCTTACCGCCTGAGGAATCAGCGAGAACTGCGTAACCTCCGAAGTAACAACCGACATCGTACCCGGAGT